GGCGAGGTTTACCCGTGCATGGGCTGCCGTTCTTTCCTGACGGTAGAAGATTCCCAGATGCTGCCGAACGGTAAGCATAAATTCTATGGACGTTTCAACCAGGGTGTTGTCACGATTAACCTGGTCGATGTGGCTTGTTCTTCGGAGGGAGATATGGACCGTTTCTGGCAGATTCTCGATGAGAGACTGGAACTGTGTCATCGTGCGCTCCGCTGCCGTCATGAGAGGCTGCTCGGCACGATCTCCGATGTGGCGCCGATTCTGTGGCAGAATGGTGCGCTTGCCCGCCTGAAAAAGGGTGAGACGATCGACAAACTCCTGTACAACGGCTATTCTACGATTTCTCTGGGATATGCAGGTCTGTATGAGATGTGTATGCGGATGTTAGGAAAATCCCACACCGATCCGGAGGCGAAGCCATTTGCACTGAAAGTTATGCAGCGTCTGAATGATAAATGCAAAGAGTGGAGAGAGGCGGAGAACATCAGCTATTCTGTATACGGCACGCCGATGGAGTCTACGACTTATAAATTTGCAAAATGCCTGCAGAAGCGCTTCGGTATCATTCCGGGCGTTACGGATAAGAACTATATCACGAACAGCTACCATGTACACGTATCCGAGAAGATTGACGCGTTCAGTAAGCTGAAATTTGAGGCAGAGTTCCAGAAGCTTTCCCCGGGCGGTGCGATCAGCTACATCGAGGTGCCGAATATGCAGACTAATATTCCGGCAGTTCTCTCTGTAATGCAGTTTATCTACAATAACATTATGTACGCGGAGCTGAACACCAAGAGTGATTTCTGTGAGAAGTGTGGCTATGACGGCGAGATCAAGATTGTTGAGGATGAGGCTGGCAAGCTGGTGTGGGAGTGCCCGAACTGCGGCAACCGCGACCAGAACAAGCTCTTTGTCGCACGCCGTACCTGCGGCTACATCGGAACCCAGTTCTGGAATCAGGGACGTACCCAGGAGATCCGCGATCGGGTGCTGCATCTGTAGGATGTGGTGAAAGCCTCCGAGAGTACATTGGTCTAGGGGAGGAAGATATGTATTACGGAACCATCAAAAAGTATGATATTGCCAACGGTCCTGGCGTGCGCGTCAGCTTGTTTGTGTCGGGCTGCCGCCATCACTGCAAGGGCTGTTTCAATGCGGAGACGTGGGATTTCCGATATGGACAGTTATATACAGAAGAGACGGAGAAAGAGATTTTAGCGGCATTGGAGCCGGGATATATACAGGGCTTTACGCTGCTCGGCGGAGAACCGTTTGAGCCGGAAAACCAGGTGGAGCTGGTACATTTACTTCAGAAGGTGCGCGAGACGTATCCGGAGAAGGATATCTGGTGCTATAGCGGCTATCTCTGGGATCGGGATCTGGCAGCCGGCGGCGTTGTCCATACAGAGGTGACAGACGAGATGCTGTCCTATGTAGATGTGCTGGTGGACGGAGAGTTCGTGGAAGCGGAGAAGGATCTGACCCTGCAGTTTCGCGGAAGCCGGAACCAGAGGATTCTGGAGCTTAAGAGAATAGGAAGAAAATAATAAGAATGAGATAAAAAGCTGCTGCAGATCGGAAAAAAACTTTCTGATCTGCGGCAGCTTTTTGCATTACAAGGGAGATACAGCAAGCATATACGTGCCTTTGTAATCCGGGGCGGGCTATCATAAGTGGATATTCGCTTCAAGGGTCATAAATAACCCACCTAAGCATCCGTATTTGTGGTAAGATAGACTTAATAGGGGGTATAGCTATGGAGTCTGGAATTCTGATGATTGTGATAGTGGTTATTGGTGTCTTTTATCCGGTATATACAGCCTGGATTTCTCTGGTGGCGGCACCAGTGTATCTAAAGATAGGTTTCCTGTTTGCGATGGCAGGAGCACTTCTCGTCATGAGAATCCTGCGGAAAGAAAAGCAGATAAAATGGATAGTTCTGATCGGCATTCTGGGGGCATATGCCTGGAGTCTGTATAGTTGGTATGACGAAGAGTGCCATTACCAGTATGCGAGAAGCGTGCATGGAGATTCGGGCAATGCTTTGATGCTGTTTGTTGGCACCTTTACATGTCTGATACCGTTGTTTTTGCTGGATGCCGAACTGACCTGGTGGATGGAGTCCCGGAAGAAAAAGAAAGAAGAGAGTCCTGAATCTGAGAAGGAAACAGAGAAAAAAGAAAACCGTCTGGCAGCAGGAATGAAAAACTGGTTTGGAAAGCATCGCCAGACTCTCTGTACGCTGCTTATCTGTGCGATGGGCTGTGGACTTCTCGTGGTTCTGCTATATCCGTATAAGTGCTGGGAAGAAGGATGTTACAATCTGGCCTTTGATGGCATATACTGTGAACAGCACAGGGCAGAGAAGATAGAAGAAAGTAAACGGGAAGAAGAGGAACGTAAAAAAAGAGAACGGGCTGAGCTGATAGAATTACAGAAGAAAAAAGAAGAAGAGGAATCCAGAAGCCATGAGGAATATCTTAAGCGGATAGAAGAGGATCCCTTGTGGGAACTGAAACAACGGAGCCGTAAAAACACACCTGTGCAGAGGGGAATACCACCGGTGCAAAAGAATCTCCAGAATCCCTATGCGGCTTATGATGCAGGATATGATGATGTTATGGAAGGCGATGATTATGACTGGGATCGCTACCGCCGGGATTCAGAATATGCCGATGGTGTAGATGATGCCCTGGATGAGCGGGAAGAGTATGGACGGGATGACTGGTAAGGTATCTTGCTGGTGGACACCTTATATATAATATTCGGATAGGTTAAGCGGTACTGTCTTTTCAGAGGCGGTACCGCTTCTGTTTTTAAAAATAGGATCACCAAAAAGAGCTGTCACAAAAGCCGGTGCAAAGCGTCGGTTGACAGCTCTTTTTTTGCGTGCAATCCGCACATGAAATCACTTGTTTCCGAATGTTTAATACATTCCATCGTAAGGATCTTGTCGCGCTTCGCGCAAAACGTAACTGAGCTTCGCGCAAAACGTAACTGAACCGTTACAGAGCCCTGTTTTTTATGCAAAGTTTTATACATTTTTTTGCATTTGGCACGAAAAAAGATTTACTTTTTAAAAGATTTAAACCGCCCTCAAACGAATTTGAAAGGCGGTTTAAATCGTGTTTAATCCATATTTAACGGCTATTTTGCTGCCTGCTTTGACAGGTAAATAGCTGCTTTTTTATTATTCAGCACAAAAGCATCATAGTAAATTCTGCCCTCTACAAGCCAGCCGTTAATTCCCTGTGGATTCTCGTGGATCTTGTAATCCGCAAGCTTTACCGGGGAAGTCATAGCCATTGGATGGCAGATTATAAAGTTTGTACCTTTTACAAAGTAATCTGCCGGGGCTACAATGATCGTAGTCTTATCAATAGTTCCCACAGCCCCAGTAACGGCAATTTCCTGGCCTTTATCCCCGGAGGATACGAAATTCTTGTCTAACTTGATTGCTTTGTAGTAGGCGGACGTTACAAAGGCGATACGGCCTTCGGTGGGCACTTTAGCATCAAACAGCACCATGGAGCCTTCCAGAAATGCACTGTATGCTGTTTCTGTGGTAAGTGTCTCCTCTTTGGTATGTGCTGCTAACGCTTCGGCCGTGTATTTCGCGATCCTGTAGCGGTCGATCGTAGGAGTTACCACCTCTTTTAATTCCCGCGCCAGTGCTTTGGCTGCGCTCATTGCCATCATGGTGTCTGTTGCGTTTTTACGGTCAATGCTGAAAGTGAAAGACTTGTCCTGTGTCAGTTCCAGTGTCTGCACATCATTCCCAAGCTCCACCGGGGTTCCGTATCGGTTGCTTTTTGCATTGATATCATAATCATTTAAAGGCACTGTTTCAACAGAATAGACATTGACCTTGTTTACTCCATCAAAATCATAATCTTTGTTGACCGCTTTATCTGTAAGAGAATCCTTACTTAACTGTTCGTCGATTGTCTGAGAAAATTTCTCTGCGTAGTTTACTGCCATCGTTTTACCTCCCTGTTAGTTTTTCATTGCTTTGACAAATGCAGTTTCAAAATCATTTTCCGGTTTTCCCCAGAACCCGGTAGAAGCTGATTTTCCAAGCCCTTCCGGGGTCTTTCCACGAAGTCTTTCCGTGATTCCATCGGATACCAGTTCCTTAATGGTGGAAATGACCGTTTCCAGGCTTTTAAGTGTACCGGCTTCATCTGTATACTGGATCAGCTCCGCAGCCTTTACGGGGATGCCTTCCTCCGTCAGGCGGTTATTGATCTGGTCTTTCATATTTGCCTTGAAAAGTTCCTTTTTCAACTGGCTGATCTGTTCATCCTTCGAGAGATTGGTGAGGCGTTCCTCTTCCCATTCTTTTCTCTTTTCGTTCAGAATGTCGTTTAACTCATCCCGGGAATAAGTTTTTTCCTCGCTGGAAGCTCCTTCACCCTGATCGGTTCCATCATCCAAATCCTGGATTTTTTCAGCTTTTTCTTTTACCTCATCTGTCTTGGTTTCCTCTGTGCGTTGCGGATCCGCGTTGCTCGTAGGTTCCTCTGTTACTGTCTGGGCTGCTTCCATGCCCATGGCTCCCATGATCTGATCAATAAATCCCATGCTCATCATCCTTTCTTTGTATACTGCTTCATTTGGCGGATACTGGACTGTAATTCTGAACGGATCTGCTTTAACTGACGGTACTTTCTCCGGTCTGTGTCCGCTTCTCCGGTTTGTTCCATGCTTCTGATCTGTCCCCGGATCCTGGCTAATTCGTTTTCGTACTGCTGAATCATTAAAAACAGGCTCATGGCTCTAAAACTCGCTTGCAATGATCTTGCGGCACCAGGCTTCTGTAACACCATACTTTTTCGCCAGTGTCTTGTGGTTGCTTCCGTCAAACTCCTGGCGGATCTTCTTATCCCTGAGATAGCGGCATACTTTTTCCTGTTTGGGGATATACAGCTGTACTCCAGAAAATTCCTGTATCAGCTTTTTGAAACCTTCCAGCCCGATGGCTCGGATCAGTGCCTGGCAGTCCTCACCCAAAAGGGCTGCATCCGCTTCACTAAGTTCATTTAATAATTCCTCCGGTGTTTTTCCCATTGTGTAGTTCCTCCACATCCTTGTTTTACTGCTGCTTTTTGATGATTTCCCGGATACGCCTGGGGCTTACGCCGTACCTTGCCGCAAGTTCTGCCGTTGACGTTTTCCCGGCTTTGTAATCTCTGATGATCCGGCTGTCACGTTCCGCAAGCTCCAATGATGCCAGTTTTGCAACATAAACACGGCTTCCGCCATAGTAGGCGGCCAGCTTGCTGTATGCTTCAAACCCAATGCATTCCGCCATTTCCTTCTGATCCGGTGTTAAAAGGCGGATCTGTGATTCCCTAATAGAAGCGCCCATCTGTCCATCCCTCCATTCTGGATAATATAACAATGGGGAACCGCTTTGACAGACAAAACAGTTCCCCTTACTTTTCGCGCCGCTTTATGACCTGCATTCATTTAAGAGGTGGTAAGCGGTGCGGAATCCACAAATAAACCCTTCACGTTCAACTTCGCCGCGGATCTCTCCCTGCAGTTCCCAGTAGGCTTTTAATTTTTCCAGCAGCTCCTCATCCACGCCTGTTTCCAGGATCTTCTCTAAAAGCCGCTCCTTTTCAAAGAGCTTCGCGTTCTCTTTTCCAAATTCACCCAGCTTTACATGGTCTCCGATGACGCAGTAAAGGTTTGCAATATACTTGTTGCTTTCTGTGTGGCAGTCCATGTTGTCGAACATTTTCCAGTAATCCCGTTCTTTATATTCCATCAAATGCTTATACTCGTCATCCGGAGTATAGGCCCGGCAGGATGGGCCGTAAGTGTCTTCGATATTCTTTCTTACGGAAGAATAGAAGCAGTTCTTCACTTCCAGCAGCGTCTCCTCCATCCGCTCATAGCTGGAGCAGTCCACGCCAGAGATCAGACTCTGGGGAAGCCCGCATTCTGCCAGATGTCCAAGCGCGGCATCTTTCAGCACCTGGTTAATTATGGGGATCTTAGCAGTTTCTGTATTTTTCTTCATGTTCATATCCTCCTTTGGCTTTATATCCCTTTTAAAACCGTTCATATCCCTTTTAAAACCGTTTAAAGCATTCGTGGTAAGGAAGTCTTTATATATCGCTGAAAACGGATTCCTGCGCCCATCTGCGTCTCATGGTTTGGGAACGGCTGCAAAAAATGATTGCAACACCGGGAACGGCCTGCTATACTATCTGTGAACACTTGTGTTCCGGCTTATGCCGGATGGAATAGTCAGTCTTGCAGGGCTGGCTATTTCTTTTTTGCCCTTCATCAGTACATCCTCCCAAAGAGCTGCTTCTGTGTATCTTTCAGCATCTTTAATGTGACGGCTTCCTTAC